AGACGTTTTGCGTCAGATTGACTCCATGGACACCATGATGGGTCGCAAAGGAACAATCGTTCCAAAGAAAGACGCGTCGGACGAAGATTGGAAGAAATTCTTTGGCGACATCGCTGCTACCGATGAAGAATATGATGAAGCAACAAAATCTTTCAGCGACAATGTCAAAAAAGATTTGGCTGCTGCTATGAAAAGTTTCGGTCTGCCTGCAAAAGCGGCAAAAGCCATTGCAGAGGCAGCCAAAAAAGCCGTTGACGATAATTATACGAAACATTACTCGAAAGAGTCTTTCGAAGAATTATTGAAAAACGAAAATATCGACGATTTGCAAGGACTGACTAAAATCGTAAATGACATTATGGGCGACAAATTCTTGGAAACCCATACTGAAATTCCAAACGAAGCCAGTTTAAGCATGATAAAATTTGCCAAGGGACTCACAGACAAATATGGTGTGAAAACTCCCATTGAGCCAAAAGGCAAACCAACGAACGGCAACTCTAACGAACCAGACCCGTTTGAGGCGGCTCTTACCGGAGCAGGTGTTTCCGGAATCGGTTAAACTAAACTAACAACATTAAACTAAAAGGTAAAAACAGATGGCTATTACTATATCTGCGGAAAAATACGCAAAGACCATCAACGACATCGTGCTGCAAGGCATGTGCGCAAGGGACTTGGTATTTGACCCAACTAACTGGGCAGGGGCGAAAACGTTCCATGCACCATCATTGTCCATCACAGGGTTTAAGGACGCCGACGCTCATGACGTTGCTGGCTCTTGGGACGATTCTTCGAACATGGTCGATAACACATACACATTGACTTTGTATCGTGAAAAACGCACACGTATCGACAAAACTTTGATTGTTGACAACAACTACTTGCCAACAGTCGGCAACATCGAAAACGTGTTCTTGAAGACACAAGCAATTCCAGAATTCGACGCTCGTATCTTCTCTAAAATTGCTTCTTCTGCTATCGCAGACGCGGCAGCGTCAACTCATACTTGGTATGGCACATATTTGGCACGTGAAACTGTTGGAACTGGTATTACAGCGTCTAACGTTTTCTCAAAATTGGACAATGCTTTCACACAAGCACGTATCGCTACTTATGCAGCAGAGGGTCGTCCAGTAGTTTGCTATGTGTCCATGGACGTATGGCGTTTATTGCGCGTTTCTAACGAAATGCAACATCGTATGGACATCATTGTTTCTGACGGTAAAGATGGTCGCACAGTCGGCACAGTTATCGGAAACATCAACGGCGTCCGTATCATACCTGTTTTAGACAGCGAAAGACGCTTCAAAACAGCATACAACTGGAACGTTTCTGGTGGTGGTTTTGCTCCTGCAAGCACAAACTCATACAACATCAACTTTATCGTATGCGTTCCGGGCAAAGTTGCGTTCGTTAAAAAGTTTGACGACATCTATCTGTCATCTCCGGGCGAAAACAACAACGGTAATAAATATGGCTTCGAACAATTCGCATATTTTGACACGTTCTTGTTCCCTAACGGCTATGACAACATGATTGACTCAATCTATGTTAGCGTGCAAGCAGCCTAACTTTATTCGGGAGAGGGCTTTGCCCCTCTCCCCTAAACATATAAGGAATTACTATGGCAAAAGAATTTTTGATTATCAAAGATAACGACGAACGTCTGATTGACGAATCTCGTTGGGAATTCTATCAAAGACAAGGGTATCGCAAGAGTGCTGACGTTGCAGCCGAAATCGAAGCAGCCAAAAAACAGGGTGCAGGCGAAGACGCTCCAAAAACAAAAAAAGAATTGTTGGCGGAAGCAAAAGAATTAGGAATTGACGTTCCTAACAAAGCCACAAATGCGCAAATCGAAGAACTGATTGCTGCTAAAAAAGCAGAAATCGAAGCAGGCGATGGCGCTCAAAACGACTCCAACGAACAGTAAGTTTTATCTTGCCGGTATTCCGGCAGGGTTAAACTTATGCAATCGGAAACGACTACGCGTCCCCGAACAACAATACAAATAATCATAGGACGCAATAATATGGCATACACAATCGAAAAAATATGCACGATGGCGCTAAATCGCCTTAAAGCCACAGGCTCTATTCTTGACGTGCAAAATCCCACCACAACAGAAGAAAAAGTTTTTAATACTTGGTATTGGAACGTAAAAAACAGAGTGTTGCGTTATTCTGATTATAAGGACGCAATTATTCGCACGACCATAACCAACGACCCGGACGCTCCGGCAGATTTCACATATTCTAAAAAATGGAAATTGCCAACAAATTGCGTCAAGTTTTTAGGCGTTGGTAATTTGCAGCAATATGCAGACTATGGCTACGTTATCGAAAACAAATACCTGTGTATCAAAAACGGCTACAAAATTGTCCAAGACCCGAATTCACAAACCGAGGTCTATGATTTGAATATACGTTATATCTACGATATTCCAGAATCAGAAATGACAGACGATTTTGCGACATTGTTGGCTGCTGAATTGGCAGCAGAACCGGGTATTGCAACACCGTTAGCAGATTCAGACGCGCGCATACAGCGTTGTTTGGCAGAAGCCGAAATCGCGAAAAGAACATTTATGTCTGCAAACAAACAAGAAAACAAGCCCATCATCAAACGAACATCTGGCAGATGGGGCAGAAGATACATTGACCCAACAAAGGCGTTATAATGGCAAAAATGATTAAAAGATACGAAGATTTGTCTTTCGGCGTTATTGACCGAAAGTATCTTGCGTGTTCTAAAAAGGTTTTTGATATTTATCTGCGCGACCACGCCCTTGAAGACGCTCATAATGTTTGGGCAACATCTTCTGGGTCGCTGATAAACCGTCCCGGCACAAAACTCGTCAAAGACTTTGGCGACCATGCGATTATAAAATGTTTTACATTTGCTCGTGGACAAAATCAGCAATACCTTTTGGTGTTTTCGCAAGGCAGACAAGAAATTTTCTATATCGACAACGATGGCTTCTTGGTCGAAGCAAGACAGGACGAGGTAGAACAAAGCCTTGTTCCGAACAATCTTGCGTCAAATTCAGACCAAGGGTTTAATATATCGTCGACAGCAGCAAAAACAACAGCGTATCAAATCTTCGGCTCACAAGGTATCGAAGATACAGACGTTTATACTGTTGATATTACGTTCCCTACGCCAATTTCGTTGTTCCGCGTCGTGATGGACGCAGGTATGTGCGCAAAATTACAAGGCACGTTCTATAAGTCTACTGGCGAATCTTGGACAGCCACAGCGTCTACACCATCACAAACATATACCCGCAGGTCATGCGGAGGCTCGTCATGCAGAACAACAGCGCAGATAGGGTCTCAAAATTTAGGTCAGTATACGTTTGAATTTCCGTCTGGCGCGTATCAGTATAACGACATTAAACGCGTTGTCTTGACCGCAAAAAGATATACCTCGTATACAAGCGGAAATTTCCCGCAAAACTATACGACAGGGTGGCAACTTACAAACGGTTATTTGCGTAAACTGACATTTTACGGAACAGTTTCATCGGGAGATGGCGCTGTTTGGACAAACGATATTCCTGTGGACAAAATCGCACAGGCGTCGTATGACTTTACAAACAGATATTTGTTCTTCGCACAAAAGGACATACCGCCATACGTGGTATCTGTCTTTGGCGCGTTTACATTTACACAATTAAACCCATCGTTCCCGCAAGATTACAATTTTACAACAATGGGCTACCCAGATGTGGTTTGCTGCGGACAGAGCCGTTTATGGCTTGCCGGCTTCGATAGAGAACCAACATCTATTTTGGGCAGCAGCGTTGGGTATAATCTGACAGACTTACAAAACTTTACGCCAACAATGGCAAATGGTATCGTTTTGGCGTCGTCAGCAGTTAAATTTCAGCCAACAGATATACGAAACAAAATCAGTTGGGCGATTGCAGCAAATGCGTTAAACTTTGCGTCATGGGACGGCGTTTTCAAAATGACATACGGAAACGACCAACCTATTTCTGCAACAGGCGCAGTTGTTATCAAACAAAACGAAGAAGCGTCATCGAGAATTATGCCTGCATGGTATAACGGTATGATGTGCTTTGCGTCTATGGGACGCGACGAATTGCGTTTGATGGACTACAATTTACAGCGCGAACGTCAGTATTCTGTAAACATTTCAGAATTCTCGAACGATTTGAATTCACGCAAAATCAAAAAGATTGTATTCAAGAAAGATAACAACAGCAACATCTTTGTCTTGTATGAAGATGGAACGGCTGCACAAGTTAGAGTTATCAACGAAAAGGCTGCGGGCTTCTTCCCGTTCTCTGTCTTGGACGGTATACAAGATATACTGATGGGCAAGGGAGATAACGGAGACCGTATTTACTTGGTGGTTAGCAACGGCAACAGAACACAGTTGCTTATGATGGACGAAATCGACTACCCAAAAATGCCTGCGATTGACTATGACGATTTGACGCACTCTATGCAAAATGTGTCAGACTGGTTAGAACAAAAAGCACCAATCGACGCAAAGCAATATGTGCGCAACAAAATCGAATTCAACCCTGCGTTTATGGCGTCGCAAATTCAGACAGAAAACCCATCGTCTGTAAACAACTTGATTGCCACTTACCCGAAATGGGTTATGTTGGGCAACCCGCCTTACGGCGAAAACAGTTGGGCGGCGTATGTAAACACCAGATTGTTCTTCAAAGATGAACGTTCTGGGTTGAAATTCTCAATCGACGTTTACAGCATGCCAAAGACAGACGGAACAGGCGGCAACTTTATATTCGGTGTGCCTACTGACCCAGACGCAGCATACTGGGAACAGAACATCGAAACAAGCGGCGGTTATACTTGGGCTGTGTCTGCTTGGGACGGGTTGATTGGTATTTCGTCAATAACGTTCTCATACCCGGCAAAAGAATTTGCGATATTCACAGACGAAAGATATATCGGAATTCATTGCGCGAACGGTTGCGAAAACGCTTCCATGACAAAGACATTTGACGAACCAGTCGCAGAGGTTTGTTATGGCGTTCCGTATGAAATTGACTTTACTGTCGGTTATATCATGAACGACCAAGCATACGCAAGACGCCACATAAGCACGATTGCAATAAATACGGCAAACTCTTGGGGCTTACAAGTCGGAACAGCGACAGGCACGTTCCAAGAAGCATATTACGCAATGTTGTTAGGGCTGCCATACACACAGGCAAACATACAAACGCTTGTCGATATGTATCAGACCGACACAAACATTTATGGCGTTGCACCTGTGCCAATGAAACCATACATACAGATGAAATTGGAAGACAGATGGAGCGAATATAAAGCAATCGTATTCAAACAAACAATACCATACCCGTTCGAGATATTCTCGTTCGAAATAACATTGGAAGAAAACAATAGCGATAGGGGCAAATAATGGCAGGGAAAGATTCTTACTATCAAGCAAGTCAAATTGCAGGCAATGCCGGCGGCGCTCTGTCCGGCATAGGCGGAGCAATGGTTTCCGCCGGCTCTGCGAAATCTGCTCGTGAAAACGCTAAAATTGCTCGCTTGAACGCCCAAAAAAGCGACTTAAACTATGACGCTCAAATACGCGAAACGTTGACTAACAAGGCAATCAACCTTGACAACAATCGCGTAGAGTGGACATGGGGTGGCTTGACGATGAACGGCACTCCGGGACTTGTCAACAAGGGCGTCGCTGCGTCTTATGACGCTGATGTCGGTATTTTGAGACAAAACAAGAAAATCGACAGACAAATCTATGAAGCACAAGCAGCAGCATACGAAGCCGAAGCCAGCGCGCACGAAAAATCTTCGTTCTTCTCTGGCGTAAGCGCAGCAATTTCTACGGCAATGACAGTTGCAGCAATTATGATGTTATAAGGAGACAACAATATGATTAAACAACACAGACGCGAACAGATTACTTTGCACATGTCTCCGTATAATTCTAATGCGGGACAAGGTCTTAAAGCAGCAGGACAAACTCTCTCTGGGTTGGGACAAACTCTTGCAAAAGTGGGACAAGCGGCAGGAACTTTGGGACAATACGAAGAACATCGTCAAAAACAACTTGAAGATGAAGCAGCCAAAGCAGCCGGAAAAACTGGTCGCGGTGGTGGCTTGACAGACGAAGCGCAGGCAAAACTGGCTGACGCGCAATTAAACGCGTTCCAAGATTTACAGGCTGTCAATAATCGTATTCGTGAAAAATATCGCGATAACCCAGACGGCGAAAAGATGAACGAAGAGTTGCGTTCTGCTTTTGACGCCATCAACGAAAAATACTCTGCGGAGGTCGATTCTGCTGCGGTCAAAACTTTCCGTAATAGCATGAATTCTAACATGAAAGAGTTGATTCGTGCAAATTACTCTGACGCAAGAAGCCGTAAGGCTGCCATTGCTGCACAGAAAGAAAGAGACTTGAAAAAATATGTAAATGACGCACAGCAAAAAGCCATTTACAACGCGGGTCGTCAAGGTCAACCAATCGAAGAGGTTGCCGCGCGCGTGATTCCAAAGGAATTGCAAGAAAACCCGAATATGCCTGTGGACGCTGAAACCAAAAGACAGGTCGAAGCGATTCCTGCAATGTATATCTCTGGGCAAATAGACAAACCTGCGTATGATACTTACGATGAAGAGGGTAATCTTGAAACACAAGGTATTATTCCAGAAGATAAAATTCATGCGCCTGTGAATTTCGACAAGGTCATCGACGATTATTACGACAATATCGAACAGAATATCGACGAATTGCCGGGCTTGTCCGATAAACAAAAGAAAGAATTCAAGGACAAAGCAAATTACGCCAGAGACAATAAGAAACAAGACTTTGCCCGTTATATCGGCGAATATAAGCGCGGTGCAACAGCAGACTTTATCAAAGACCCACAGTCAGACATGATGGACTCTGCGTTGTTCCACGAAATGCCAGATGGCTATGTCGAACCAGAAATCACGCAAGAAATGTTGCAACCATATCTTGATGAGGGTTATTCGGAAGACGAAGCAATCGAATATATTCAACATGGCGACCCATTGGGTGCTGAAACCGACAGCGGGACAGAACCAAAAATACAATGGGAAGAAAAGCCAATCAAAAAAGAAATGCAACGTCTTGCTGACAACGCATACAAATCTTCGCAGGCAACAACGCCACGCGTTGATAGTGCCGCGATGGTTGTCCACAAAATGCAGATTCCGGACGCTTTGGACGAAACAGAAATGGAACAACAGTCCGAAGCAGCGTTGAAAAACGTCAACGATGTCTTGGAAGACCCGCTGACAACCAATGAAGAACGCGAAGCAGCAAGAACCATCGTCGCAAATGCTTTGGAAGACCCAGAAACACGTGCGAAGACAAACGAATTATTTGCAAAGGCTCAAATACTTGATTTATATCGTTCTTTGTTTGATGAAGCGCCAGAAACCGATTTATACCCAGAAATCGAACTGGAACTTATGGACAAAAATATGGGGCAAACTGGTTTGAGCGGTGTTGAATTCCAACCAAACGCAGACAATCAAAAAGCCAGAGACGACAGAGACGACGCAACATACCAAAAATTATTCGATGATGTTGCGAGCGGTAAAGTAAAACGCCATTGGGTTTTCGATGTGAATACAGAATACGGAAAATTCTCTCCGAAATCTGTAAAAGCAATCGAAAATGCGTTGGTCGAAGAAAACAAGGCTGTCGATGAAATCAAACGTGTCGATGTAAATATGACAATGCGCAACATGACAAAAGACCAAGCGCTTGATTATGTTTACAAACAGAACCCGGAATTCTGGCAAGACAAAGAAATGGTCGAACGCGTTTATGATGAAAGCAAAGACGATGACCGCGGTTTAATGTATGAAACTGTCCGCGATTTGTCGATGGCAATGGCTCGCGATAAATTCAAAGCGTGTTATTTAGCCGGAGACAAAACAAGATACTTTAATGCCGGCAAGAAAGGCGAACCGTCTTTTGATTACAACAAGGCAAGCGAACGCAATCGTCAAAAATATAAACTGGTGCGCGACACATACCTTGGCGTTATGCAAATGGCAAAAAATAAAGATTTCGATGGAGCAAATGCTTTGATTGAATCTTTGCCTTACAACGTCGCAAAAATAAATTACGGCGGTCAATTATCTCCGGAACTGATAGACCAATTCCACGTAATCGACCAAAGCGGCAAACAAGAGGTCGCACCGCAGTTTATGTATAGAGGTTATTCGTTCGAATATCTTGGCATGGACAAAACAGGAACAATACTCGCAAGGAGAAAATTATAATGTTTAAGAATTGGGAGTGGTTAAAAGACAGCGACCATGAGTGGAATTTTGGAAGATTTGTTCCTTGGCAGTTATTCATAGTGAACACAATCGGTTTGGTCGTGTTCGCTATATGCAAGAACGGCTTTCAAGATTTTACAAATCTTTGGTCTGCTATCGTTGGTTGTTCTGGTTATATTACCGGCATAATCATATACGGCATAGAAATCTGTTTTCGTGAAAGAACAAAAATCAAATTTCACGTTGGCGACAAAACTTACGGAATAGAAAGCGAGAAATAATATGGCAAACGAATTTTTGGGCGCAAAAACGCTTGATGAAAATTTACCGGAAAGCGCATACTCTGGCTTGGCTGACAGACCGGAGGTCAAAGACATCAACGGGTGGCTTACTGGGCGTTATAATACAGGCAATGATTTTCGTGATATGGCGTTAGAAGACGTTATTACCAAACGAGACCGTTTGCCAGAAGACGCTCTGAACCCAAAAACCAAAAGCGAAAAGGTTGCCGAATTCGTGTTTCACGATGGAGAGGGCGACGGTATGAATAAAATCGGCGAATTCTTTTATTCGCTGAAAGATTCTTACGCAACAGCGTTGCGCTCAATACCTTTGGACGTCATGAATTTTGCTGCCACAGCAACAAAAGCCGCGAACAAAGACAATGAAACAGCAACAAATGTGCTGCAAGGTATTTCCGATTTGCGCAAGGGCGAAAGTTTCAACAAAGATTTGCGCGATTTCCGTCTTGGTGTTGAATCAGACGCGTTATCAAACGAATTTGCAGGCGTTCTTGGACAGATGGGTGCTTTGATTACTGTTGGTGCTGCCGCAGGCGGAAGCGGAGCGGTTGCTGCCGCAGGCGAGGGTCTTGCGGAGGGCGGACAATTCTTACAGACCACGATTGACGCAAATGTCGATAAACCCGGTGGCTTAAAAGAATACGATGGCAGCGGTCTGACCGCAGCAGCAGGTCATGGAACACTTGCCGGCGTCATCGGTATGATTGGTATTGAAAACAGGGTTTTGTCGAAACTTGGTAAATTCGGCGGTGGCGATTTTGTAAAAGGTGTTGCAGGCGAAGCCTTGGAAGAGGGCTTGCAATACGTATCAGAACGCGGTTTTCGTCGTGCAGATAATGCTATAAGAAACGAAAATATCGACGAACTGACGCTCAAAGAAGAATTGAAAAACCTTGGACACAATATGGCGATGGGCGCTCTTGGCGGGGCTGTCGTCGGTGGTGTTGCCGTAGCAAGTAATCGTAGTCGTGCGATTGAATTGTTGGAAGATAATTTTGGAATACCAAAACAAGAAGCCACAAAAGTCGTCGACGATTACATGACAGATATTTCGAAAGAAATAGCACGCAACGCAAATGCGATAGAACAGGTCGAGAACGCGAATTCTGTTGTTGGAGATACACTTAAAGCCTCCATCGAAGAAAACGCGCCTACGGGCGAAATAAACGCAGCAGAAAACGAAAAGGTTTTGAGTCGCGCGCAAGATATTCTTGTTTTGCAGCAACAGGCGCAAGACGCACCTATGGCAGACTCTCCGATTTTCTCCGATGACGAAACAATTCGTAAATCGGCAGCAGACAATGCTGTTGCACAGGCGCAAGCAGAGGTCAGAGCGTTAAACAAGGCGGAAGCACAGGCAAAAGAAGAATTGCAAAACCTTGAACAGCAAGAGGTTGAGCCAGAACAGGCTGTGCAGCACGAACAGGAAATTGCTCAAAAGCAGGCTGAAATCAACACTATTCGCGAAATGAACGGAGACCCTGCGGAATTCGATGTCGGCGAAAATGTGAATCAAGAACAAATTGAGGAATTGAAAAATCAGTTAAATTCTGATATAATACAGTCAGCAGAAGAAGCAAGTCCAGACCCAGATGTTTCTGTCGGCGCAACAATGGCAAAACCGGACATCGAATACGATGACCGATTCGATACTGGTAAGGAAAACGTATCTCGCTTTTCTGCAAAATTGTCCAAAGAGACGAGCAAGATTCCAGAAAAATACAAACAGCGCGACACCAAAGCAGCCGACACAGCGGCAGATAATTTGGTAAAAGACGATGAAGCGCGCGCTATCAAATTCTTGCGCGATAGGTCTTTGGCTCAATTAGACGGACTTTCAAAACCAGAAATTTTAGAGGCACTTTACAGAAAGAACAAGGGCAACGCGGAAGCGTTGGCTAACCTTGAAGAATTTTCTTATATTGCTACACAGGCAGGTCGTGATGTGCAGGCGTTCTCTGAAAACGACCCATGGGACGCGTCAGCACGTATCAGAGACATCAACAATCAAATTGCTCGTGAAGCACCAAAGAAAATCAAAGATAAAGTTGCCACAGAAAAGCAACAAGTCAAAGAGGCAATTAAAATCAAAAAAGAAAAATTGCCATCAGACAAAGAAATCGAACGCATGACGCGCGAACTTTTAGGGTGTAAATAATGAAAGATTGTATATTACCACAAAAACTCGACGAACTTTTTAAGAATATACGCGAATCTGGACAAACACCGCGTTCTTTGATTGCGGACATGTCGCGCGAAGACCGTATTGCGTTCTTATCAAAATACATCGGCGAGGAACGTGCGAATATGGTAAATGACCTGTGGGAACAAAAATACATTGTTCCGCAACAACAGGAAGCGTTGACCGAGTGGGCTGGGTATGATAACCCGGTAGTCAACCGTATTCGCCGCCTTGACCGAGCGTTAGACCCCGCAGACCCAGATTTGTATTTCGAGGAACTTGTCCAAGAAAAACTTGGTATGCGGGTTGGTCTTGAAGACGCTAAAACATTACATGAATATCAGATTGCCATCGACGAACAGTTGGCTGCCTTGAATAAATCTTTGGGGCGCAACTATTTGGACATGTGGACGGAGGCTGATAAAAAGAGTTTGACGCCGGAACAAAAACAAATGGCAACAATCTTGGGTCTGTATGTAAACAGATTCAATAAATTCTACCAAGATGTTTTTGAAAAACAGGCAGACAAATTGCCGGGCGCAAAAGCAGACAGAATTATGGGGACAACCCGAACAGCAATTTTGTCTGTCGATACGTCTTTTACGCGTAATATCTCCAATTTGTTCTGGTCTGACGCAAAGTCTACGCTGAAATCGTGGGCAAAGGGTCAGAAATTATTCTGGAACGAATTGTGGAACGGGCAAAAGAAAGACGCTGCCGGCAACACATTGGAAGATTATTTCTGGGCTGAAATATATTCAGACCCGAACTACCTAAACGGGACGTTTAAGGAACTTGGCGTTCCATTGGGTATTGTTGAAGAACAGTTTATATCGTCAAGGTTGTCCGATACATCTTTGCAAGAGGGCGACAATAAAGTTGGTCGCGTCGCAGGCAAAGTGTTAGGCAAAGAGACCGGCGAAAAAGTCGGAAAGGCAGCAGGGAAATTGTTGCGCGGTTATTCCGCGTCAGAACACGCTTTTGAGGGGGCTGTTTCATTTGCCCGTTTCTCTGCTGTAAACACGACGCTTGAAACCTTGGCTCACAAACAAGGTATGACAAGAGATAAAGCCATCGCTTTGTTGAAGCAACAAAATATCGGAAAACAAGTAAACGAAGCAACAGGTCGTTGGACACCGGAAAACAACGCAACGTTGCCACCTGCTTTGATGAAGAAAGTATCAAACTGGGTTTTGGCTTTCCGTTGGACAGCGTCTCGTATTGCAACCGCGAAAAACATCATATACGCACCTGCCATATTCGCAGGACGCACAAGCACAGGCAAATACTTTAATGCCAGAAACGCTATGCGCGGTAAGGCAGCAATAGGTCAAGTGTTAGTGATGGGCGTATTGAGTGGTTTACAGCGAGTTGCCTCTGATGGAGAAGATGACGATTTCTTCTCTGCTGTTGAAAAGATATTCGATTTCAAGGGCGACTTTGGTAAATTCGTATTCTGGGACACACGTATCGACATGACGTTTGGCGTTGCGTCTTTCATCAAGATGACAGCACAGACTATTGACGCAATCAAAAACCCACAATACGGAAAAGACGCTCACGACCCTGTGGCAAGATGGTTATCATACCGCGTATCTCCGCAAATCTCATTGGCAATAAAAGCCTTTAAGCAGGCGCGCGCGGCGGTTGATTCACACTATTTGCCAAAAGACGCAGTCGGTAATACAGAAACGCCGTTAGAAGCCTTGCGTTCTGTGTCATTGCCAATTTGGGTCGACAACGCTATTACATACGCCTATGACGGAAAGAACGGAATCTTGGAGGGCGCAACCGCGTCTGTCGCAGATTTCTTGGGCTTTTCGGCAAACACTTACATGGACGAGGGCAAAGCCCAGATATTTAGAGATTGGGGTAAACGCTCGCCATTGGCGCAGTTGAGCAATCAAACCAAAATCGTAAAGTCGTTGAAAGGCGAAGAATTACAAAACGCCCGCGACAGATACGAAGAATTATTTCTTGCCGAAACTTATGACCTGTATGAAAATCAGAAACTCGGAGACAAATCGGAAGAAATTCAAGCAAAGGCTCTGATGGACGCACGTTCCAGAATCTTGAAAAAACTGAACGCAGAGATTTTCGGTAAACCCAAGTCTGGCGCACAGCGTCGTAAGGAAAAGAAACAACAACAAGAGGCAAATGAATAATGTGTGCAATTTTAGAACAATGCAAGTATTTGAGAGAACATAACAACATGGACAAACCAATTAAAAAGGGCGAAGCGTTATCATTGTTTGAATCACTCGGACATGAAATGCAGCAAAACAACGCCCGTATCAACAAAAAATTAGCAAATATCGAACGAATTCTCATTGTCGGTATGCCGTTAGGCTTTACTGTTTTGGGTTTAATTTTGCGTTAAACAAAAGGAAAAACTATGTCAGCAAGTAATTATCAAATGACCCCTGCGCAAAAGAAAGCGTTGGCGGAAGATGTTAAATCTGCCCAGAGAGCATACAAAGCGAATTCTGGCAACTGGTCTAACCAACAAAAGAAAGAAATGGAAGCGTTTATACACTACGGCAAAAAAGGTCGTGATATTCGCAACGAGGGCGGCTTTGGCGCATAATCAAAAGGAACGGAAATGACACAGGTTGCAAAACTGACACAACTTGATAAAATACAGGTTGGCGATACAATTTACTCCAAGGTAATTTTCAACGTCAAGCAGACGCAGGCTGTGCCTCCGTCCCATGAAGAATTTATTATCTTGGACAATGGGTCGGAATTCCGGTTTTATACAGACGGCACAATCTTTTTCAGACAAGGCACGACAACCCCAGTTTTGTTATTCAATGGACAAGATTGGGTGCAGAACGAGGTCTTGGTAAACGGGACTGTGTCGCAATTATATCTCCATCAAGACCCTGTAAACGGAGAAAATAACGACGAGGTAAATTCACACCCGCACGTAAACTATGGGTGGTTTGACAAGGCACAAGACGCGTCTACATGTCCAGAATTTCATGAAAAAGAATCATACGAAAACTGTGGCATGCCGAACGAACAATATCTTGTTTGTGTCAAAAACATGATGGTTATGATTGCGGAATTGACTCGTGCATACACAGATGTGCGCGATTTGTTAGACGAATTTATAAACGACGCAGATTTATTGAGTTATATCAAGGCGTGGTATGCGCCAGATTGGACTGGTTGGCAAGTAGAGTGGTTGAAACAACATAATTTTGCTGACTGGGCTTTGGACAACGACGCTATGTGGACAGCGATGAAAGCAGATTTCGACCACAGAGAACAGATTGTCGAATCATACTATACGACATACGTCGCACAACATGGAACTTGGCAAGGGCGCACAACCTATATGCCAGATAAATACGTGTTCGATTGGGACAACCTTGCACAAGATGGTAAACCAAACATCATCTTAAACCCAAGACACTTGTATTACTACCCGAACGCAACAATAGATACAACAGAAGCAGCGTATCAAGCGATACTTGCTCGAAGAAATACTATGATAGTACAAGGAGCGTAATATGGCAGTAAATTCGGTATATGTTCGCGAGATTGCACAAGGAGATGGCTCGAATACTGTATTCGGCTTTCCTTGGAAATTTGTCGCGAATTCAGACATTATGGTCTATGTGGACGACGTCTTGCAAGCGCCTACCGCATACGACATTGTAAACCCTATCACAAAAGATTTTGGACAGGTTGTATTTCATACCGCTCCCGCCGTTGGCGCGATTGTGGTTATTCGTCGCGCAGACAATATGCAGCAGGCGCGCTTGTTTAAGAATCAAGAAAACTTTAATGCGCACGAGGTCGAAAAGGCTTTTGATAAATTGACCTTGTTGGTGCAAGAGGGTTTTGAAGAATTGCGTCGCGGCACAATGCGCATGGAATCGCAATCGAATCTTGATTACACAATCGAAGACCTTGTTTACAATGATTCCTTGTTGGCGCTTGATTTACCGAACAAGAAATTCATACAAACATCTTTCACACAGGAAGAGGTGCAGACCGTTATCGACAACGCCGTTCGTTCTACTGATTTTACCGTCAAAAACGAACAATGGGACGGAGACGTTCTGACAATTACCTTTGATTCCAACGAATCGAAAAAAGGCGTTGTGTCTGGCAACATAGCACAGGTGCGCGCACAACACGATTTGAATAATCATTGGTGGTTAGAGTGGTCTTTGGACGGCGAAACATGGTTAGGTATAGGCGGTGCAACCGGCGGGTCTCCACACAATAATTTGATTGAAAGAGACGCACCAGACGCGCACCCTATGTCTTCTATTACCGGGTTGACCGACACAATCGCAGCCGTTTACGAAGAATTGGAAGAATTCGAAGATTATGGCGATTTGATTGACGCCTTAAAAACCTTTGTGGGCTACCAAGAAAACGGTGCTTTGAATCAGTTTGTTGGGTTGTCAAATTCTTCATTTGGCGCGTCTATGGGCAATTCGTCGTCCGGCGGCTTTATGATTTATGAAAACAAAGAAAACAACACCAAAGGGACGATTGAATTATCTGGCTCTACACCAAGATTGGTCTTTGAATCAACAGCAACAAACCCAACGTTTAAGATTGCGGTTGAAATTCATGACGACGGTATTTATTTGAGCGATGGAACAGGCGTAGAAAACTTTGTAAAAGTGCCATCGTCAGCAGATTTAGGGCTGTTGATGAAAGCGGTTGCGGTTGACGCAAACGAATTCTCTACGGTTAAACTGAACCTGACAAAATTAAATACACAAAACGGCGCGCTATCGACGACACAATTACCTTTGCCCGTCGCAAGTGAAACACAGGCAGGTGTCTGGAATCCTACGATGTATTCCAGTTTTGTGAGTTTACAGAATACCGTAAACACATTGGTAAACAACCAGTCTATACCAACGCACGACATGCAATCATCGAGTCCGACATCTTCGGAATTGACGACAGCGTATTTATACGAAAAGCAAACCGCGCCACAAGCCGGCTCACGTTTGTATAACTCGTTCGATAATAGCGTTTGGTTGTGCCTTGATGGAACAAACTGGGTTATCGTAAGTGGAACAGCAATATCGAACGCAATAGCAACTTTGCAAGTGCCGGGCGTGGTGTTGTCCAAGAATTCCGACGGTATGGTTTATGTCGAAAATGACGGCGGTATGTCAGTTGTCGGGTGGGACGGTTTGACCGGACGCATGACAACAGCAGAAAGCACATTGACGTCTTTGGCTGCGGCTATCGGCGCAATGGACTTATCGGCATATCTTGAAAAGACCGGCGGAACATTGACAGGCGACTTGATTATTCAAGAAAATACACCTGTGCTTGAATTGTTTAATACGACAGCGAATACGCAAGTCAATCTGTCGCACACAACAGAAAGCGGCGCGGCGCAGTTTAATATGGTTGTAAACGGAACAACGTTAGGCGTAAGAAACGTTTCCGGAGCAATAAACCTGTTAGCAACAAATGGCGTCCTTGGGTCGTCAACGGGCAAATGGTCGACGCTGTATACCACAAAATTAAACAATGGCGGCGATTTGGCGTTGCCAACGGGCGCAGGAACATTGGCTTTGACATCACAAATACCAACAGTCCCGCCAACAATAACAAGTGTCGTCCGCAACGAAACAACCGGCGTGCTGACCGTCGTGTTTACAAAAACACCAACAACAAAAACAGCCTATAAACTTGCGAACGGAAACACAATCGCAGGTGCTTGGGCGTTGGTAAGCGGAACAACTTGGAGATTTACTCCAACAGCAGCAACAGATATAACAGAAAACGATTGGGGTGTATCATGTTCTTAAACATGGGCGCATGCGCCGTATTTACAAAAACAGACGTTATAGACTATTATCAAGTATTCACAACGAGAGGGACGCAGTCCCTTTCGCTTGCTGCCGGAACATACAGATACTTGATTATCTCTGACGGCGGAAAAGGCGGAAATGGCTGCAAGGGCGGGTCTAACGGCTCTGCGACTGGCGGCGGTGGAGGCGGTGGCGCGTCCGGACGTGTTGCCATCGGAACGTTTAATGTCTCCACAACCTGTTCTATAACCGTCGGAACAACAATGTCTATTACCGCAAACGGCTCGTCTGTTGTTTCTTTGGCTGCCGGTGGCAATGGTGCTTCCGCGTCAAACAACACAGGTGCAGCGGGCGGCGCAGGCTCTCCAAACGCCAACGGTGGCGGCGGTGGTGGCGGTGGCGCTACAAACACGTCATCGAACACATCTGGGTCTGGTGGTGCAGGTGGCGCAAACGGAAACGCGGGCGCAAATGGAACAAAAGCAACCACAGGCGGAAACGGCGGAACAGGCGGAACAGGTCTCAATTCTGCACGAGGCGGTGGCGCTGTCGGAGGGACTGGCGGAAGAACGCGCGGTGGCGCATACGGACATGGTGGAACAGGTGCTTCTGGCTACGCTACAACCATACAGAACAACTTTGACACGCTTACTGTCGCAACTGTTCTGGGTTATATGCAAGGCGGTGGCGGTGGCGCAGGTGGACACAATAATTCCAGTCCTGCCTATGGCGGCGGTGGCGCAGGTGGAGGCGGCTCATGGACAGCCGGCTCTAACGGCACAACTGGCAGCAATAACAGCACAGCAGCAGCAGGTGGCGCAGGCGGAACAGGTGTTATAATTTTGAAAAGAATTGCATAAGAAAACCGAGGGGAACACCCTCGGTTATTTTTATTCGTTAGAAAAGCGATAATTGTTGCCCCTGTGAGCGCGTTTCGTGTTTGTCTGGTGTAGTTGTTCCAGTTTCGACCTTTTGCGATTCTGGGGGCAAAATAACGCGTTTTTCTACATGGCTCTCGAACGAGCAAAAAGATGGGACGGACATCAGCAACGAATCGCTTGCGATTTCAGAGCCAATTTGTGCTGAAATCAACTCTGAATCGCAAAGCCAGTCCATGACGTCCTGTGGCAAAGCCCCAAAAAGAATTTCTATAATTTCTCGAATCATTTTTTATCTTTGTTGTAAATTTCAAGATTACGGCGCGCAATATCGACGCTGCTTGGTAAACCATCGAGAGAGGACAACATTTCCTTGATGGTTATGTGCATTTTATCAAGGTCTATTTTCTTGTTTTCTTTGCAGACCTCTGTAAGTCGCCCACCAAAACCATCAAAATCACAGCCAATCATGTCCACTTTTGCACCATGTTTCAAGAACAAATGTTTAAGATACAAGGCTAATGTGGTCTTTCCGCATGCGCGTGTTCCAGAGATTTCGATTCTTATGTTCGCTCTTTCTTTGTCTTCGCATGGCGTAAATTTTCTTCCGCAATATGGGCAGAAAGCCTTGTTTGGCACAGGCTCTAAACACATATCGAACAATTTGCAGCAATACTCACATCTGATTTTTGTCATTTTCTTTCCTTATTTTTTTCATGTATTTTTCATGTTTCCTTTTTTCACATACCATCGCGCTTACGTCAAGACAGCGTTGTTCGTGCCTTAAACAGTAAGCGTATCGGTATGTAAACCCAACAGCCCGTCCTGTCGCAGGCACGTGCCTTATGCTAAACCTGCGACACTCGTTGAACGGACAACCCTTACAATAACTTATTTGCATGTATCTTTGCCTGTTTCTTTCTTTTCCGCTTGATAAGCAACCCAAGCAACAAAGCCAAAGACCAACGCCCAAATGCAACTTGAAATGCTAAAAGTTATTATCATGACAGACTCCCTATAATTGTTAAAGCGCAAACAAACATCAAGGCAAAAACCAAACAAACGATAATACCCTGTGCAATTCTAACCCACAAAGGTTCGTCTTCGTATGGCAATGGCACGATATAACTGTGTCCGGCTGTCGTGCATACCTTGTCTTGATATGCGCCGCCCGCGCCGCCACCGTTTCCGCCGACGGTTGGGCAATGTTTATAATACCCGTCTTTGCTGCAATTCCACGAGCGTTTGCGGTTGATTGCCATTTTCTTGTCTATGGCTTTCTTGATATTGCGTTTGTCGTGATGGGCAAACAGGCTGTCCATTTCCGCCATCGCTTCTGCACCCAGATATGTGTCGAAGCGACAAATTCCACACGCAACAATATACATGTCAGCCAATTCTTCTAACTTGTGCGGACGCTTTGCTTCTTCGTATTCCATTCTTTCTTCGTAAAATTTTTCTAACTGTCCTGCCAAAGTTGCTTGCGGAAATGTATTCGCATGCCAACGAATAATTGTTTCAACTGTCTCTTTCATGTTATATCTCCCTTATGTCTTTTAATGCCATTTTTAAGTAAAACTTGCGGACATACGATTTGTCCGAACGGTCTGCACATCTGACGCAAAATTCGCGCCACATGTCCTGCAATGATGGTGTTCTATTCATGGCGCTGTCCTTGACATAATTCTACGTCTGTTCTGTAATCAGCCAATTCACGACTATTCATTTGTTGGTATATCTTGCACCGTAGCATTGGCGGGCAATTCGACTGTATCATCGTGGGCTGCGTAGTTTTCGCACAACCAACAAGCATTATCATCGCGAGAAACAGCAAGCACATTAGCGCGAATCTTGTCCCGCTGATTGTCTCTTTCCGTAATCGCCGCAATATCTCTTTCCTGTCTTTCGAGCGTGCTTCTTGTATGACCCACATAATAGCCACCATACCAGACACAAATCCCCATAGCCACAACGATAAGTATTTTATAAACAGCATGCACAATTACCTCCTATTCGATTGTTATGGTAGCGCCCTCGTTGGCAACAGCCGGTTCGAGAATCGCCATCAGTTTGTTAAATGTTTCACGTGAATTTATAACTTTGCCTTTCACGCGGTTTAAGCCAACCAAGATACAGCCATCTGTGTCCGCAGCGGTATTGCCGCTATGAATACGAATACCCTCGAACGCAGGCACGTTTAATAATCTTGGCATGCGCTTTTTGTATTTCATAGACATGTCGATTGTCAGCGTGTATGTGCCGTATGGTATTGCGGTCTTGGTTTGCACTTTCAATCTGCGGCACTCTGACAATGACGCGCCCGGTTGAATACGCACAACGTCCTCCAAAGTGTTGCAGAAAAAGTCTCCGTTGATATACAGATTGCCGATTGTGTAATCTTTTTTCTTTGCAATTCGTTTTAATACCAGTTTCATATTACACCCCCAAGGCTGTTCTATACATCTGTGTCAATTCGTCTTCTTCGTCGATTTCGTCTGGGTCTTTTTTCATAAGTCCTGCCATTTTGCGAATCATTTTCTTGTCATAACCCGCACCCTTGGCTTCTTTCAAGACCTCCGCTTTGTCCGCAGAAATTTGTGCTGCGTCCTCGTCGAGTTTCATATAACGTTCTACAAAACTTTTCAGTTGTGCAGAATCTAATGTTCCATGATTTGCTTTTTTCATTGTTCTTCCTTTTTTATTTCGCAAAAGTTTTTATTTGCTTTTACAAAAACAAAATTCGCTTCTGCTATTAAAGTTCGTGGGCGACGTATAAACAGTTTTACATTTATCTCTGCCTTTCCTTGACTTTGTGAAAAATAGTTTTCAGTAGAGGCAAGAAATGTATCGTATTCTTCGTCGCACCATTGTTTGCAAAATTTTATATCGGCACTCGCCGTAAACCAGTTTTCGCTTTTTGTCCATGGGTATTGTAAATTCAGATAACTCAACGCGGTTTCATCAAGATACCCAAAAATATGCCCTCCGGACACAAAGCCGTATTTATTTAGACGTCCCATTTACAGCCTCGATTGCTTTCAAGATTGTTTCGTCGTCTCCACGCACCAGTAAAACCGGAACAGCCATAATTCCAAACGCCTTGCATGCAGCCATATCTTCCGGTGTGGACAATACCTTGCATTTCAGTTCTGGGTGGTGTTCCTTGATGGTCTTACAATGACCGCATGATTCTGTTGTCAGTAATACAAGTTTTTCTTCCATCTATTTTCCTTTTGGTTTCTCGATTATCTTGACGCCGGCTATTTTTGTTTCGCCCTTGTCGTCCGTTGTGCTGTTTACGCGAAACAGTTGTGTTGTGTATAGGTGCGCGATAACATCTTTCGTCAGAGCAATGTTTATATCAGATACGCAAAACCCCTCCAATTCTATTTCGCGCGCCAGTTCCAAAATCTTACTTGCTATCGACATCTTCGACCTCCGCACAATTAAACATTACGAATTTCGCACCAGAATTCATTGCTCTGCGACAGAATTTCTTAAACGCTGCCGCAGGAAAGTCCTCTATGCGAAACGTTCCGGCTTCATGGACAAATTCAACGCCCATATCTCCAAAATCGTCAATGGACTTGAATTTGCCAATCGCGAATACAACGTTCTTATATTTCATTGTATTCCTCCATGTCGCCGATTGTTTTGATTGGAATCATAATCGCAGCCGAGCGAACAAACTGGCAAAAATAATGATTCCTCAAAGTCTTTGCGGAGAACGGCAATCGCAAGAAAGCAGATTTCCAACCGTTCGACCCCCATTGCGACAATGAAAACATGCGCGACGGGTATAGCGACGACGCCACAGCGAAATAAATCTGTCCGTCCTTGATGTCGATTCCTTGCTCGTTTAATTGTTTCATAAGCAATTCATGCGACCCCCAAGCAGATGTATTCTGCACGCACTCGTTTATCAGCGATAGCAGGCGCACGACTGATTTCGTGCCGCTGATATTCATTGAGATTTCTTGGCTCAATAACCATTGCAGCGCCATCGCATTGTCGTCTTCTTCCCATTTCTTTTCTTCGCCAATCTGCAATTCCTTGATAAGTTCCTTTGCGTTGGTTTCGTCAATCTGTTCTTGATGGCGTAAGTGCCATACGCCCGCACCGACCATACCTAACTGGTCTCCGATACGGCGGTCTCCAAGTTGACGGGACGCACAATCGGAAATCATTTTTGCAGATTTCAACATCATTGGCGCAAGTTTTATTGCACGTGTGAATAAACAACGGCAATAATCTGGCGTCAATAACTTGCTCGCGAATTCTGACATGGTAAGAAAGTTTTCATAGTCAGCCTTTTTTACCTCGTCCGACGCTGTTGCGCTGGGTTTGCCACGCAACGACAGCATAATTGTTCGAGACAAGTCTGCTGCCTGTGCCATCGAGACGTTGATGGACGCAAACAAGAACGCAGAACGACATGTGTAGCGCACGCCGCCAGATTGTCCATTTGCCGCGCCTTTCAATACCGAGCCGCCGTCAGACGTCGCTGCTGCACGAGCAAGGTTAAATACGCCCTGCAAGCGAACAGCGTCCGTCTTTTGTTCGGCTTCTGATTCGTCGAAGATAACCGGCAATGTGTCTGCTCGGAGAGCGGCACGAATACCCGCTTCCGTTGTCGCTCCCTCAACAGCCAACTTGTTTTCGCCAAGAGCCGGAGCAATCACATTGTTTATCAACCACGATTTACCAGATTTCTTTTCCCCGTCAATGTATACGTGGGAGCGCATAGGAAAGATTCCGCCAATCATAGCAGAAAATACCCAACCTGCCAAGATTTCCCCGTATGCTGCGTTTCTCCATCGAGCCATTTGACAGAGTTCTATAAACTTTGCAGAGTATTTGTCCGGCAATACGGTTTGCAGCGGCAAATACATTGGTGGTCTGCGTTCGTAGTGATACTTGGTTGAGAACGCGTGAATTTCTGTTGGCACGTCGTCGACAATCAGTTTGTCTCCGATATGCAACACAATACGCCCCTCATCAAGCCACGCACCACGCCCGCGCACTTTTGTGTAATCATACATGCCAATCTTTTCTTGGACGCGCAGGAAATAGTCTGCTGCGCCAACCCAGTCAACCTGCTTTCCGGACATGAAATTTGCTTCCCAGAAAGACAATGGCGCAAGGGCAATAAGATTTGCTTTTGTATGGTCTTTTGGCGCAAGGGTGTGCAATAAGCCTGTTGCTTTCACGTAATAGAAATAAAGCCCCTCGTTATACCCAAGACATTTGAAATAATCGTCTTTGTATTCGATGGTTGCCTTTTGGTCGTTCTTGATAACGATTTCCGGTATTTCTGTTTCGAATACGTCTGGGTCTTTTTCCACAGGCTTTTCTTCCTCTCCGAACACAGACAAATGTTCCAGAATAAAATCGAAAACCTTGTCAGAATTCCAGTTGTCAGCCAACGCGTCAGCAAAGTCCCAACCGCTTTTTACAGATTCCATCGAAGACGTGTCGCAGATTCTTACTGTGCAGTCCATGTCGACCAAAAGGTTTGCAATCTGCATAGCAGCCTTGCGCCCCGGTTCGTCGGCGTCTGGAATTATAATCACGTTTGTGCGCCCACGCAGAGGAGACCAATCGGTTTTTGCAACAGCGTTGCTTCCGCCCTGCCATGTGATAACAAGCGACTTTGCCATGTATTGCTGCAAAGCGTCTGCGGTTTTACAACCCTCTACGATTATAATCTTATTCGCTTCTGCGATAGACTCTAACCGATACAGCGGTCTGTTTTGTGAAATTGTTCCTGCGACCCATTGTCCGCCTGCCCAGTGCATAGGCAAAACAATCTTGCCGCCCTCGGGCAAATTCACGCGCACGTCATACATAAGCACGTCGCCGAATTTATCGCGGTATGCCCATGCGTTCGATATTTCGTGAGACTTGCCCTCTGCGAATACTTTTGTCGGAGCAGGTATGCCACGAGGCGCAGGCGTCAAGGCGTCAAGAGTCTTTTTCTTTTGTCTTGCCGGTGCTGCTGTTGTCGTTGTTGGTCTGCCCGAATAATTGACAATGTATTCAGCCGCTTCCAATGGTGTTGCCAATTTCTTGACAGCCATAACAAGGTCTATGATTGACCCGCCTTTGTCGCCTGTTGCAAAATCAGCATAAATTCCTGTGTTAGTGTTATAACCGAACGAGTCCCCCGGTTCGCCATTTATAGACCCTGCACGAAATTCTGCGCCACGCATTACGCCGCCCGGCAACAAGTGATACAAAAGATTTACGTCCCCTGTATACTGGTTTTTGATTTCGTCGAAATCTATATTATGCGTTTTGGTTGCCATCGTCCCACTCTCCATCTATGATTCCCATGTCTTTTAATCTTTCGAACGTAAGTCGCGTAAGATACCTAAAATGTTTTGCTGACATCGTTGGGTAGTGATAACGCATTAGTTCTTTGCGTTCGTGCTGCAAATGATGTTTTGTCATAAACAGCAGACGATACAGATACGAGTCTGTCGTCATGGTGCTTTCGTCTGCGCCAAACTGGTCTCTCGACATTACGCGGTCTCCGTAATCAACACGAACAATACGTCGTGTCCCGTTTGGCAGAATCTCGGTTTTGGTATAACCTCTGATTCTTGATAAATACGCCATTGTGTCGTCTAAAAGTTTGATAAGTTTTGTCTCTTCGAGATTTTGTCTATGAGCCATGATGTATTCTCCTTTGCCATTGCACCCACGCCCAACCATTACTGTATTTGCGTGCGCGCGCCACCTTTTCTAAACCGTCAAGAGACCCGAATAAGTCCTCGCCGGTTTTGTTTTTCCACTCCCGTTCTGCCCAACCAAGTTTATACCCACGAGCGTTGCTGATGGCAACCAATTCCTCATAAGAATTTACCATCACAATTTCGCGTCGTTTCGCAGCACGTTCCTCGCTTGTGCCTAACAAGACCAGTTCTCCGGCAACCTCTTTCACGCCGCTGTCGCCCGATTTATATTCATGTCCACAGTTCGGACATTTCAACGCAGGCGAGTGTGCGTAGAAACACTCTGGACAGCGCATTACCTTGACGGTTGCTTCTGTCTGTTTTGCAGGGTTGCGTTTCACTAACCCTGCTGCCAACGACCATTGCCGATTGTCGTCTGGCATACCATGCGCTTTGTAATTTTCAACGTGGTCGAAAATTATTGCGCGAGTTTTACCTATCTCCGGACAGGTTCTTAAAGCGCGTCCGACCTGCTGTAAATAAAGCGATGTGGACAGCGTAGGTCGCAAGAGTGATACACACTCAATAGCGGGTAAGTCGAAACCCTCTCCGAACAAATCGACGTTGCAGAGGACGAGGATTTTGCCTTTCCGAAATTTGTCCAGAATTCTGCGGCGTTCGCCCGGGTTTGTATTTCCGTCGATGTGTTCCGCAGGCACGCCCGCAGCATTATATCGTCGAGCGATTTCCTGCGAGTGTAAGACATTGCACGCAAATACGATACCACGCCGCCCACGAGCGACCCGGAGATACTGCTCGATATTGTCGCCGATAATCTTTGTGTCTCGCGAGAATTCAGAAAGCGCGGCGTCGGTGTAATCTTTGTCATTGTGTTTTAGTCCTTGTAATTTTGGGGTCGATGGCGCGTAATAATCATACGGCGTCAAGAAACCCATGTCAATCAGTTGTGCTGTCTGTGGCGTTTCAACGAGCGCGTCAAAGAACGTATTCAGAGGCTTACCGTCAAGACGACAGGGTGTTGCCGTTAGCCCCAACAGTTTTGCGTCTTTGTAGTGCGACAGTATGTTTGCCCATTGGCTCGCTACTGCGTGATGGCACTCGTCAACGATTATCAGCGTCGGACATTTATACTGGTCTAACCTGCGGACAAGCGTATTGACGGACGCAATCTGACATTTGTTTTCTGGGTTCGCCCCACGACCACCAAGAATAAATGATGGCGTAAGACCAAAATCACAGAAAGTTTTATACGTCTGGTCTATAAGTTCGCGTCGATGGACAACGAACATTACAGACCCGCCTTTGGCAATCGCGTCCGCTGCAACCTTTCCTGCGCAGACGGTTTTTCCGAAACCTGTGGACGCACGCATGAGCGGAGCGCGTTTGCCTTGTCGGAATTGTTCCTTGACTTTCTCCAACGCCACAACTTGATGAGGTCGTAGCGTTGGTGTCATTATTCAATTCCCCTTTCTACAAGATAATTCAAAGCCTTGAAAGACGGTGTGATTTCACGACGTCCCACAAAGTAGAATTCTTTTGCAGGGTGTTCTTGTTCTGCGCGCCAAGTTTCTAACGCGCATGCAATCTTGTCTTTGCCGGTTTTAATCAAAGTTTCTGGCATTTCGAAGATTGCTGCACCGGACGGCATGTCAGACGACACAGCAAGAACAACAACCTCAACATGTTTTTCTGGGTAATTTTGCTGTGTAATTTCTGCTTCAAAGCAACACTGCATATCATAATCAAAGTCAAAGAAATCACGCGCAAAACTCTCCATGTTTATAAGACCATGTCTTGTTGTTTTTAATTCAACCACGACGATTTTGTCTTTGAATTCCAACAAAATGTCCGGTCTGCATTTGCACTCAACGCCGCCAATCACACCTGTCATTGACTGTTCCACAATCAACTTGCCCTTTGAGAACATGTTTCTTGCTTCCTCACATTGCGATAGACCGGCAATGACGATTTTTGCTTTCTTTGAGTTCGCAGGCGTCAAAGATTTGTCTGGGTCTGTCTTGCAAATGTAAGTGAATTTTGGGTCTCCATCGTCGTCCAACTTTGGGTCGCCGGCTTTGAATACGCCTGTCGCGCGTTGATATAATTCTGGCATTTCCTCGTATTGTTTCGGAAATTCGAATTTGTTTTCGATAAATTCGTGAATCAACGTGCCAAAGTTGTATTCGTCAGATGGTTTCATTGCGCCCTTGTGGTGTAAATAATACGCCAAATGGTGCTGTGATTTCAAAGCCTCTGACAATGTTGTTGGAGACGGTTGATTGTATTCGTTATGGTATTTTTCAAGGGTCATAGCGGGTAATATAGCCATTGAGTGTCCTTTTGGTTAAATTTGTTAAATGAATAAAGCAACGATATGTCTGTAAAACCAAGATTTGTGTTTCAACATTTCGCGCTTAAAGTGTTTTACTTGTTTGAATTGAGACATTACGCTATCGAAAGCGCCTTGTTCCATCGCAGACGAAATCATGCACTCCATTGTTGCCATTGTGCAGCGTGGAGATACGCTTTGTGCCTGTGTGTCCACATGTCTGTCCATCGTCATAACGGCGACAATACGGCACGCAACTTTGTCTTTTACTGGTATTTCTTTGCGTTTTGATTTTTTATTTCCGGGCATAACTAACCTCTTTTGATTATGTCTGTCATGACAATCTGATACGCGGACAATTTGATATTGCTTTGTTTCAGAGCGTCTCCCAGACGGTTGATTTCCGCAACATAGTTTTCGCATTGGCGTTTTAATGTTGCAATTTCCTCGTCTTTTGTGTCAATCTGACCTTGCATGGACGCAATTTTATCTTTTGTGTTTGTTTCTGTTGGCATATTTCACTCCTTAAAATGGAACGTCGTCGTCAATCGCTTCTACGTCAGCAGCAGGGGCTTCTTGTGCAGCAGGCTGTGCGGCAGCAGGTTTCGCAGCAGACTTGCCGTTTCTCAATTTCATTAAAGCCATGTATGTTGATTGCAGCAACAAAGCGACATCGGCAACGTTATTATCAAACAGGTTGATTTGTTGATTCTGCCATTGGTCTTGCTTGTCTCTGTATGCTTTTTGCAAACATACGCTGTATGATACGTATTCACGACCATTGTTATCTTGACGATTTTCGGCAAATACACTTGTCGAAAACGCACCGTTTCTCAATTTTATAATTGGTTCTGCCATTTTCTTTCCTTTTGTTTACAGTAAGTCTTCTTTGTTTGTCCCTGCCGGAACGACTTTCTTCGGAGCAGGTTTTTGTGCTGCCTGTTTTATTTCCTCTGCAAATCTTTTCGCAATATAGCGTTCTGTTTTATTCAGAGTCTTAAACCATGCAGCCAAATCTTTTTGTTTTTTACCCTCTGCGATAACAACCTCACGCGGGCGCGATTGTCTCCACTCGATAATATCACGTCCAGTCTGTTCTGTTAAATACGCAGCAGGCTTTAATGGGAACAAGAAATCTAAACCGTCGGGCATTTTCAAGTATTCCTCCGGCATGCAATTCTTACCCATCAACAATTCGCACGTAATATCGAACGCCGCGCGTTGTTCTCGAATAACCTCTGGCGCACCACGCACCATCTGTTTCGGGTTGTTCGGGTCTGCGACCAATGGGAATTTTACCTTGTATGTCAAGAATATATTCAGCCCGCAGCCCAGAATAGTATCTGTCAATTTTCTATTCAGTTGCTTTGGCACTATCCATTTGCCCAACCCTTTCATGTTGCTTTGTTCGGCAATGTCGATACAGCCACCCTCGCCCTCCCAGAATTGAGACATACCGTCCACAATCAGCACCTCTGCGCCGGCTGCCTTTGCTGCCTCAATCATTTCGATGGCGTTGTATGGGTGGAACGGCGCGCGTCCTTTTGATTTCGCATATTCGCGCACGTCTCCGACCTTGTAGTTTCCGAAAATATCGACCAACAGGTCTGCACGACCATTGTCGGCGTCCAACACAAAGATTTTGTCCGGGCTGCTTGCCATACCAGACGCCATGCGCAGCGCTGTGTATGTTTTGCCTGTGCCAGATTCTCCCACCAGAGAGATTACGACGCGGACATTTTTCTTTGTCGCTGTTCTAAAAATATCTGTCATTGTAAGTCCTTTTCGTTATCAGCGCAGACATAGTGTCCGCCCTGTGAGTTTACCCACGCTCCAAACCGTTTCTGACCCTCCGTTTCGCGATAAGAGCCATGTTTATCTTTCTTGACCTCTACTGCCACGAATTGAGCAATCTTTTTTCCGACCATGTCGGCTGTGATTGTTATCGGACGTAGACCTATCAAGTCAGATGTCCCTGCGCCAAACCCAAAGGTTATTGCGCGCGGCATTTCAACACAATGTTTTTCACGATTGTATCTGCCGACCCATGCCTTGCCTTGTGGGTTGTTGAATAAAGTCCAACCTATTTTACTGGCGTATTTTATCAAGTTGTTTCTGACGTTTGTTTCTTTCATGATTACCACTCTTTCAATCTTTTCGCGCCAAGAATCGCCTTGACTGTATCACGACTCAACACAAAAAATATGTTTTCGTCGCCATGATATAATGTCCAGTCTCCGACCAAGACATACAGTTTTTCGTCTCTCCCGCCCGTTGAGAACGGGAAAGATTTTTTCGCCTGCAAACGACGGACTATGCTCTTTTTATACCTGTCAGATAGCGGTGTTGCTGTGCAGAATATAAATTCAAACATGTCGTCCTCCATTATTGCAGGTTTTTTAATACGACACGACCATCGGCGTTGAATTCCATCGCACGCATACCCGTTTGTCCACCGGCAGCATTTATCATAACAATGTCGCCGTTATTGACTAACGAGTGGACGGTGTCGAAATACCCAGTTTCGCAAATCTGCGACAAACTGTCCTCGTTGTGCGTATAGTGCCACAGCGTAAAGCCATTTGCATACGCGATAACTGATAGTCCCTTATTTTGAAAAGCCATATCTTGCTCCTTTTGTTTTATGCTTTTTCTACCCAACCACGACGGCGAAATTCTGTGTTCAGAACGTCCATCGCAGCCAACCATGTTTCCGCGTCCTTGCGTTCTTGCGTGGACAGCGAGTTTAAGCGCGGTGCGTATCTTTTCTTTGCGCACTTTGCCATCACGTCAACCATTTCTGGCGTCAGTTTCTTTTTGTCGACTAACTGCTGCAACACAACCTGCACGTCAATCAACTGTATTTTATATCTACCCGCACCATAACCGATACGGTTGCTCGCCAAACTTTCGATATGCGCTTTCAACGAGTGCGTAAACCAGAAAAATAACTGTTCGGCGTCAAAAAACTTTTCCATACATACTCTCCTTTTATTCCTTTCTATGTCCCCGAGCCGAGTCTTTTTGGAGCAAGTTCGGCTCGGGGCTTGTAGGTGGCTCATGTCTACGTGAGGCGGACTACACCTCTTTTGCTGCGTTTTGTGATTGTGCAGCAGAGCAATCTCGTTATAGGTTAAACTCTTCCCAGAGTCTTAAACTTTCGTTATCGTCCAACGCTCCACTATTGGCGATACGCTGTGCTATTTCCTCGGTTTCTGCGTAGTCCATCGCAACCGAAAGCCGAGTCTGTGGTCTGTCGACGCATACCATCTGCAACGCATACACGATTTCGTCGTCGCCGCGCGCTGCTTTCATGATTGACGCCGTATATGACGCTTGTCGTGCCGACCAACCGGCAAATACAACGTCTCCGGCGGCAACGTCTACCACGATTGCCATCTTTGGCTGTCTTTTCAAGAACACTTGAAAATCGCCGTCCCCGTCGCCGTCGCCATAGGTAAAACATACTGCTGTTTCGCCCGGTTTTGGCTGTTCGTCCATGTTGCGCGATACGCGCCATTGACCTATGCCGACGCTCGCGTCCAAATCGTCAGCAAAACTGTCCCACATATTTTTTGTGGTTTTTGCGTTTTTCTTTGCATAGTCCCACATATCAAAAAGTCCGCTCTCCATTTCATTTTCCTTTCTGTTGTCGCTTGCGTCCAAAGCAAGCGTATTATATCACGAGTTTATCAACTTGTCAAGTTATTTTTTTATTCTTTCGTCTCCCACCCCATTTCAGCCATCAACGAGAGTATCGCGCGGCGGTTTTCAACTGGGTCTCCGGTATCGTCCATGCAGGTAAATTTTACCGTTCTGGTTTCGTCGTTATACACTCCGACCCCGTCCACTATACCGTATCGTTGACAAAAGTCAGCGATTTTTTGCGGTATTTTGCGCGGCAACGTCAACATTGACGCGGCTTTGATGGTTATTTCGATTTTGTCCTTTCCTTTCATTTTGTGTCGCCCTCCCCGGCGTTATTTTCGTTCTCTCCAACAGACTCACGAGTCCGTCAACTTGTTTTCTTGTTTCTTTGTCTCGATAAAGATTTATGACAGTTTTTTTAATAGCGACCCTCCTATGGTTATGCCCGCAAATTTGCGAACGGTTTCAATGTTATGACGCCATACGTCCACGACAGCCGGCTCGGTTTCGCACTCGTTGACTTGCCAAGTCAAGCCGCGTCCAGTCATAGCCATGGCGACCTTTTTGCTTGCGTCGTGCGCGTCGCTCGCGTATACATGCACGCGCACAACATAGTCTTTTTTATTTGTCGACATCGTCGCCCCCTATTTCCACGCGATAGGTTGAAAGCAGATTGTAAAGCAGCGATTGCAATTTTTCGCACTCGTCGTCCAGATTGCGACCATCTGAATCGGTATAACCGAGCGGACAAAACTCTATCGCAATGTCGCCCGCCATGTCCCACAAGCCGCCGCTTTCGCTTTCGTCCATGTCGTCCGGTTGATTTATTGCGTAAGCGTCGAAACAGTCCGCACAATCGACTTGTTCGAGAATCGTCCGCAGCGTGTAAGCCTTGACGATTTCGTCCGCGAGTTTCTGCGCGTCCATTCCAACCGCCTTGTGCGGCGTTGTGATTTTGTCGAGTAATTTCCGGACGGTGTCGTCGTCCAGTTTTAAGCGATTCGCGACTGCGTCCACTTTGTCCTTTAAGTCTTGCGGCATGGCAAAGTCCCACCATGACATGCTTTTTTTATCGTCCATTTTGTCCACCTTTTGCTTTTTCCGCCTTGCGTGCGGCTTTGTTTTCCTTGTGTTGTGCGTATTCTGCGGCGCAGACTTTCGCGGCTTTTTCTGCGCCGTCCACCGGCGCGAGAATATCAAAGCACCCTGTGAAATACTCCGGCGCGGTGTGTCTTTCCCATCTGCAACGCAGGCGGGCGGCGTCGTCGTTTCCATGCGCGCACTTTGGCGCGGCTTGTGCTGTGGTTGCGGTTGCGATAACCGCCAAGAATAAAAGCGTTTTTTTCATACTTGACCCCTTTGTTTATTCGTTGCCATATAAAGCCCCTTTCAAGAACACGCGTTCGTGTGCTTGTGTGGCTTTGTTTTTCTTGTTGTATACCAGAGCGCCGCGCCTGTATGCTGCAATCATGACCGCGCCGTCTGGCGTGTCTCCATAGTAAACATTTATGTCTTGCTCGTCGTGCAGGCTTTCCTTTTTTGCGGCGCGCATGGCGGCGTCGCGTGTTGCATAATGTCCGGAAAGATACAAGCGCCCCGTCCCTATTGTGTAGACTTTGTCCATCATGTCCCCCTTTTATATTTCCAAGATATAACGTTCGTATGTATAGTCCCCGCCGTCTCCGCGCGTTTTATCGTATGTCAACGAGTCCCCGTTCTCTTGTTGTAGGAAAGAGTCCCCGCCGTCGTTATCGAACGCGCGCTCGCAATCGTCCGCGCTCTCGAAAACTGACGCCCTGTCGATTTTTGTCGTCAAGACGCCCGTCGCGCTGCCATATCGCGACCAGTAGAACAAGCGCGTCGTCTTGTCTGGTTGCTCGTCAAGAATAATCATAACAAAGCGCCGCTTGTTTTGCATGTTTTCAAGGTAATTTTGCAACCTTGCGATTTTTGTATGCGCTGGCAATGGCGCGCCGTCGTTATCTTTTGCGTATAAAATACCTTTTATAGCGTCAAGTGTATTTTTATTCATGAAAGCCCCCTTTTTATGCTGCGACCGCGTCATGTTTTGCTTTTGCGGCTCTGTATATTTCGCGCAGGCTTTCCAACTCCGCGCGCGGTATTTTGTGGCAACCTATAACAAAGCGGTCTTTTTCGTCGATTTCGCGGAAAGTGAAAGACAAAACTCTGTCGTCTGGTTGAAAGTTTTCGAAATCTTGCAGGCTGTCCGCGTGTCTCGGTGCAAAACTGACGCCGCCCGTCGTTTTTATCTCGTCGTCATACTTACCAGACCACACAAAGACGCGCGAAATGTCCCACTCGTGGCTTTGCGGGCTGTATTCTGGCTCTATGTATTTAGATTTATAACGGGCAATAATAGCAGGGACGCCTTGCGCGCGTAAACTTTCAAATTTTTCGCGGCGTTCTGCTTGAATCTCTGACTCTTTGCGGCGTTTTATTTCCCCACGTTCTGCGCGTTTCTGTGCGAGTGCGCGTTCGTAAGAGTCCATTTTTTCCTTTGCGTCTGTATACAACGCGGAAAACTCTCCGCCGCCATAGCACGATTTGATATTTTTAAGATGTTTCAACCAGTCCGCGCGGTCTTTTGTCTTGTATTCATGCCCGTTTACCCAGTCGAGCGACTCTTTCCCGGCGGTGTATGCAATCTGGTTTATGCGTTGTTTTGTTGCCATATCTCCGAGAATCTGCTCCGATGGCACAAAGACGATTTTATAATCTGCGGGACACGCGCGAATCAACTCGTCGATTTGTTTCCCTGTCGTGTGAGAATAACGTCCCCATGAAATTATCATGATTCGGTTATCGTTGTCGATTGTTGCGATGTCTGTCCAGTATGAGCGCGCGATTATAATATCGTTATCATGATACGAAAAGCGAATCTCGAAGTTATTGTTTACACAACGGTCTTTTTTGTATTTTAAGTCGTCGCTTGTTGTTGCGTAAAAAGCGTTGTGATATGCGTTTAAGTTATTTGTCATTTTTAGTCCTTTTGTTAAAAGTTATTTTTTACTTGCTCCGAGACCATTATAAAACGTTTTTTTTGCAATGTCAAGCGATTTTATAAAAAATTTTCATAACTTTTATCTCTTTGATTTTACTGTGTTTTTTATTTTGCGTTTTTTGTCAACTCGTGAAAGCCTTGTTTTCTCTGTGTTATAGTGTTATTTTTTGAAAAGTTGACAAATAACTCTGTGTGCCGCAGATTCTCTGGCGTTGCGCGATTTGTTATAAAGTTATGAAAAAAATATATGTATAATAAGAATAAAAAACATGAATAAAAAATCTCTCACATATAATAATAATAATATAATATCATAACTTTTTATTTTATTTAGATTTCTGCGGTTTTCAGTGTTATTTTGATTTTTGTCAACTTTGTTTTTCGCTCTGTGGCTCGCTCTGGCTCTGCGTTTCAGTGTTATTTTTTTTCATAACACAAAAATCAGAAAATAAAAAAGCCCAGATTTCTGCGGCTCACAGAGAGTTGACAAAAAATGAAAAAATAAGAAAAACGAATCGGTTTTGTGGACTTGCTTTGAATAGGTTTTCATATAGTTATTATATTATATTATTATATTATACTATAAACGCATGATTTATGATTATAGCGTGTTTATAGGTTGTATATTTGTTGATTATAGTGTGTGAATAGTAATACAGGCGCGCGCGTTTTATGTTATTATTATATTTATTCAATGAAAAACGGGCGCGTATTTGTGCGCCCGCGTATTTGTATAAAATTATAACTATTCGATAAATGGGTCGTCGTCGTGGCGTGTCAATCTGTCCCAGATGATAGCAAGCGCCCCACAACACGCCAACAACGCACCAAAGTTGACCGCGTGCGGCATAGAAAAGTAAATCGCGCCTTGGTAATCATAAAAGCCCGCCATAAAAAAGCCAATAACAAAACAACAAAAGCCGGTTGACAACGCGTCCCTTGCTGCGATAAGTTGCTCTTTGATAGATAAAGTATTCAGTTTCATGATAAAGTCCTTTTTGTTTCGGTTATGACTCGCGCCTTGCTCCTGCGCTCGTCTTACTATGTATTGTATAACATAAAAAACAAAAGTCAAGAATAAAAATAAAATAAAAAGGCAAAGTTTCAATATAAATACAAAAATAAAGATTTGTCAATAAAGCAAAACATAAAGCCACCCCCCCACCCCCTAACATAGACCCACACCGCCGCATAACAAAGGGGTATCGAATCAAATCATAGGGGGGGGGCGGAGGAGGGCGCTCACAACTCACAAACTCTTAAAAAAACAAAAAAGACGACGAGACGAAAAAATGTCTTGACTTTACCCCATCATTATGTTATAATGCCATTGCCGCGGGAGAAACCATCGTTGTTATTCTTCGTGGGGAGGGCGCGGCACACACTACCTAAAAGGGGAGAGCAGAATATGTATAGAAATGATTTTACAGCGGACGGCTTGACGAAAAATTTTACGTTTGACTTTCCGGTTTTTCAAGCAGCGGACGTTGAGGTTTTTGTAAATGGCGTTCGTCCACAGCAGCAACCAACGATAACGCCCGACAGCGCCCTTACAGGTGGAACAATAAGTTTTTCCGTTGCGCCATCACAAGGGTCAGTAATCAGTGCCATACGCTTGACGAAAATTACTCGCCCGATGGACTATGACCCAGCGCAATGCGTCGATATAGAGCAACTAAATGCAGATTTGTCCTTGCTCGTCAATGCCTTGAAAGACGCAAGTGGCGTAAACGTTTCAGCAATACAAGCAACATCGCTATTGCCAACGTTGCAGGCGTATGTGGAAGACAGAGTGGCATATATTCAGTCGCTACTCCACACCAACGAAGACTGGGGACTCATAACAGACCCAGTAGTAAATGTATAAAATGCCTTGGCAAGATATTTGTTATCACAAAGAAAAATGTTGTAAATTCTGTGGGAAAAAATTTACCACAACAATACCGAAACAGGTTTTTTGCACATCTGCATGCAAAATAAGATGGCATACGCGACAGCCTCACGCGTATATCTATGAGGACGAAGATTTTTACGAGGGTTGTCCGATGTGGGCTTTCAGAGTCCCAAGACCCCCAGAAAGAAAAGAGAAAAAATAATATGACTATGAGAACACAAGTTTTTACACGAACTGGCGCTATTATAAATTCCAAGGGCGAAACAGTCGGGGAAATCGCAAAAGAAATCGGCGTTGACCCGAAAATTGTTTGGCGCTCTATACGTCAGCACGTGCTGCACGCCGCAAGAGCAGGAAAAGAACCTGCTATTCAGCCGGAACATTGGCTCTGGGCGCACGAGGGTAAGTTGGAAACAATTCGCGTAATTAAAAAACCAACAATACCATCAACGCCAGAATTGCGCAATGTTATGGTCGCAGGCGGAAACGTGCAAGAATAATTGCCTATCAGACGGTCAAAGATGTCGCAGCCAATGGGGAGAGAGGCTGCAATCGCGCTCATACCCGCGTTTCATCATCGGCGCGGTAGCGGGAGGGTTTCTGGTATAACGCACCACCAAAGAACATAAATCTCCTATCCCGCTCGCGAGACACGCCCTGTCCCAACACAAAAAGGGTATCCTGCCGTCTGCTCCCAAAAACAAACTTTCTATGGAGTAGACATACCATGAGCAAAAGTAGGCGGCTTTTGGCGCTGCTAAACGCACAGCAGTTGTATTGCGTCATTTGCGGGGAACTGATTCTCAACGCAAAAGACATTAGTCAAGAACATGAGCCGCCGAAATCTCGTGGCGGGAAAGTTATCGGGTATGCCCATAAAGCCTGCAACAGCAGAAAGGGCGCTTTGACACAAGATGAATACGAGTTATGGCAAAAGTTAGAAGCCATAAGGACAGGGAGGTTAAAATGTTTGGAAAAATCAGAAAAATCACGATAATTGTTGTTTGTTTGTGTGTTTCATTGCCTGCCTTGGCTCGTCCAAGCGTCAGACAATACCGCCCTGTCCACACATCACACGTTTATGTCCATCATGACAATTCACACGATACATTTGCCCGTAATGTTGCAATAACCGCCCTTGGTGTTGCAGTAATCGCTATAATTGTTGCAGCAAATGACGATAAACCACGCACAACAGGCGACGCGGGCTTTGATAGATATTTGGAACAACGAAGATGGCAAGGCAGAAATTAGATATTATGAGAATTCCGGCAGGGCATGCGATGAATAAGGTTATCGACGCAATTCGTAAACCACGCATGCCCTCGCCCCAAGAAATGAGAGCGCGTAGACTCGCACTCGCAGAAAGACGTGCAAAAAGGGAGGAAGAAGAATTACGCTCCCTGCGTTTTTTAATTGAAAAGATTTCAGACGACGGTATTTCATCGGTAAAAGAATTGGCATGGCACGCAGGCTGTAAGCCCGGTGTCGTTGAGAATTTATTCAAGAAATACCCAGAACTCCAAGACCAGATTCGCATGCGCGCGGAAAAACCACGCAGATTTGCAAAGCGTGCGCTCGCGAAGCAGATGGAGAAAATCTCTGAAATGCAAGTTTTTGACAAAGACGCAGCAAAGGTCGCAATGGACTATCTGAAAATTCGTGGAGACGAAGATTTCCGCGGAGACATCGGTGGCGGCGGCTATGGTGGCGTCCAGATAAACATTGTTGGCGTCAGCCCGAAAGCCGTAAGCGCAGAACCGGTGCGCGTCAGACCGGCAATCGAAGAGACAGACGATGAGTGAATTAAAAGTCCCACAGATTTATATGCCGCTATTTGACGGCACAGTCGAAAAAAAAGGTATACGATACGTCCTGTTATGGGGCGGACGTGCCGGCGGTCGTTCTGTGCAAGCAGCCGCTAAATTTATGCTCGATATGTCAAATATGCCAAAAAATTGTCGTGGCATGGCAGCACGTTGGCGTTTTAATTCGTTGAAAGACTCGTCCAAAGCCGAAATTGAAGCCGCAATCGACACAATGGGGATTCCTGCCCGCGCAATGAACGATGGCGTTCGCATGTCGTCCGGCGCAGAAATTTCTTACGACCAGTTGGCTGACATTGGCGCATGGAAATCTATCAAAAACTTGGTGCGCGTATGGGTCGAAGAAGCACAGTTTGTCGAAAAGAAAGAAAATCTGATTGCTCTCGATAATACATTGCGTCCACCAGAGGGGTCTGGTATCGAACCGTTGATGATTCTGTCCATGAATAGAATCACACCGCACGACCCCGCATGGGACTTTATTGCGTCGCAGCCAGACGATAAAAAGTTGGTAATTTATGCAACTATCGACGACAACCCGTTTGCGCCTCACTCTCTGGTAGAGACACGAGATAACGCAAAACAAGCAATGGAAGAAAATCGTCCGGGCGCAATGACCCGCGAAGAATATCAGTTGGAGTGGGAGGGTATTCCGTCCAATGTTTCTGCCGATGGGTTGTATAACTACGCTGCACTTGAAAAAGCCAAAGAACCCCACACAGATAATCGCGTCGTTGCCTATATTGCCGGTCAAGACCTTGCATACGGCGGAACTGACGCGTGTGTGTTTACCTGTATCGCCGTCCACCCAGACGGTCATAAATCATACGTCAGTCATGAAAAATGGCAGGCGATAACAGCAGCCGATACGCGCGGGCGCATAATGTCGCTTGTGCGCGCCGCAAGAAACCCTGCTATTTTGGGTTTGGACGCGGGCGACGGCGGCGGTATGATGATGAAGACTGACCTTGACGGAAAACTTGGCAGCACGCAGGTAAAAAGATTTATTCCGGGCGATGGCAAAGTGTTTCCGAATCATGCAGGCAATACGCGCGCATACGCGTCGCTGATGTTGTCGGAAGCAATCAACGAGGGCAAAATTCATAATTTGCCACAATGCTTTATCGAAGATATGTCCCCGATACGCAAACGACGCGCGTCAGAGGGCAAAATTTACATAGAACGCAAGGAAGATTTGCGTAAACGTATGGGCAAATCTCCGGACTTGCACGATTCGTTGGTTATCGCAAATTACTTTGCTGATGAATATATTCGCACGCAAATGACGTCAGATTACGCGCCTTATTCGGGTAATTCGCCATTTGTTCGTGCCGCACAAGAAAAAAGAGGCGTGCAAATTGTAAATAAGGGACGATTTGCTCGAAAAAATACTTGATAATTGTCCAAAATTATGATATAATACGCCGCAAGAGAGGGAGATAAATCACTCATGAATTTAATTGACACATTGAAATCGGCTTATGCCGCCTCCATGCAGGAAAAACAAAAGTATTCTGTGCGTTGGGGCAAAATTGCCTCTCTGACCGGGGTCGTCAGTCCATTAGCAATACACCGAGTCTTGAACGCCGGTAATAAAACAAGCACCGAACAGTTTGAAATTGACGAAGATATTTTTGACCCAACGGCGAGTCAAAATGTTTTCACATTGGCTAATTATACGTTTACTATGTTGTTCGGAAATCGTCAGCGGTTTCTTATCAAAGCGGACGATGACGCAGACCAAGACTTTTATGATGATGTCGCAGTTGCGGCAAATGATTTATTAGACGACCCAGATTCTAATTTCGCAAGCGCAGCCCGTCAAACACTTGAAACATCAGCAATACCTTTCGGTAATGCGGGTTTAGTGTATCATGTTGACGATGACAAGAAAAGATTGCTGTTTGAGGCAGCAACCTGCACCGACGCATGTATCGGCGAGGGCAAAGATGGCAAAGTTAGCGTATTGTTTATGTCTAAACTTTTGTCTCCGGGAGAGTTTGAGGAATCTTTCGGGGAAACGCCAAAAGAAATTCAAGAAGCCTTGAATAAACGCAAGGACGGCGAATCGAAAGACTTGCAGGTTGTATATGCGTTGTGTGAAAACCCATATTTCAACAAATACGCCGTCAACGACAGTCAATTCAGCAAAAAATACTGTGGCGTTTTCTTCTGCGTAGACGAAGATATTGAAAGCGATTGGAATCACGTAAATTATTTTGATTGGAAGATGTTTGTGTTCTATCGGAACATAATTATGCGTGGCGAAACATACGCGCGCGGAAACATCGACAGAGTTTTATCATCGGTTGATTCTGTAAACGAATTGACACGTATGGCAAATGATTCTGTGGAACGCATGGAGAACCCTGCGATAGGAATCACAGCCGAAATCAACAGCGACAGCGTTATCGACATGTCGCCGGGCGGTGTAAATGTTCTTACACCTATGCCGGGGCAAAACGGAACGCCAATGTTCGCAATGCAACCTGTCGGAGACCCATCTGGCATATTAAAAACAACAATGCCACGTTTGGACTCTGCCATCACACAGGCTTTTGGTTTGTCAATGTTCTTGGACATACAGCCAGTTGCCGGTATGACTGCACACCAAGTTGTCGAGGGAACAATTACCCGAAACAAAAACTTGTTGCCGACATATTTGGGTTATCGCGAACAGATTTTATTGCCGCTGTATAACGATATTGTTTCGATTGTCTTGAAAAAGAGATGGTATAAAACAAGATACGAAACACCTGTGTCGAAAAAATACAAAATCATACCTTTGACGAGCATGGAAGAGGTTTATACCTCGAACATCTTGGACAAGTTGCAAGAAATCAGCAACATTATGACCTTGATGAGACAAGCCATGCCGCAAGCAGAGTTGCTGTTCTCGATTTACCCAATGGTCGCGAACGCAGTCAAGGGAACAAAATACGAACCATATCTTGTTCCAAAGGCTAAATTTGAAGAACGCGTGAAAGCCGCAGCAGCATATCAGACATTACAAAATATGACTGGTGGCACAATGAAAGGCGGTTTAGGAAATGGCGCAACAGCCGGTGGCGCAGGGTCATCTGATGTTGGCGCTAATGTTGCAGCAGCAGAGGGAGCAAAATAATGGAACAACAAAAAAAGAACCAAAAAACTGTTTCTGAACTGTTGGAATTTAGAACCCAAGAAGACAAAGACGCGTTTTTCGTTTTAATTTGGGAAATGGCTGTTGAGCAAAAGAAATACGGAGACCAAGCCAAGAGAATTGCTCTTGCTGGTCTTTCACAAGACGACATCGCACGCAGAATCGCAAGAATAGATTTTGCGCGCGAAATCTTGGGCTTGCTCGACGAAAATCAACGTGCGCGAATTGCGCCAAGAATCATAAAATAGAGGACACTCATATCATGACCCCCGAAGAATTACAAGCGTTATTGACAAAGGAATTGAATTTCGACAATACGCAATACAAAGGACGCTCTTGGACGAGCAAAGTAAAAACATTGGCAGACGTTTTGCGTCAGATTGACTCCATGGACACCATGATGGGTCGCAAAGGAACAATCGTTCCAAAGAAAGACGCGTCGGACGAAGATTGGAAGAAATTCTTTGGCGACATCGCTGCTACCGA